GCCTTGTTACCCTCTACCTTTTTTTCAAATCCTTTTCAATTTTTTTTCATTCATTACTCTTTTTTTACACCTTTCGACTTTTTTTACGCCCCCTTTTTCACATCTTTTTTCCTTGATAAGTTATATACATCATGGCTGCTTCATTTTATTATGATCCATCTATAAATTATTTACAAATTGATGGTTCTTTACATACTATTACCGCAAAATTAACAAATATTATCTCAGCTACATTTGATGTAAGTGGTGGATTATTACCATTTGGATTAACTTTTGATAATAATAATGGAAACATTACTGGAACTCCTACATTTCCAAGTATTTCTCCTTTGACAACATATATTATAAATGCACTAGATGCGGAGAATAATATAATCGCTTCTACAACTGTTCAAATTTTAATTGATATTGTCCCTGAATTTTACTACATAAATACACCTTTTGTATTAGCAAATAATAATCAATATACTGGCACCGATATTATTAAACCAACTTATACTTTTGGAAATAAAGTTGGAACTAAATATACTTCTTCTCCTGAATTATCTAATATTGGATTAAGTATAAATCAAGATAATGGTAATATTTTTGGATTAACAAATACAATTATCAATAAACAAAATTATGAGATTACCGCAAATAATAATAATATTTTATATAAAACATCAATAACAATAAGTGTAGAAAATGTACCGTCTATTACTTATCCAAGCACAAACTTTATTTTAATGCAAGGAGAAAGTGTAAGTATAATTCCAAATCAACTATCCGGGAATACGAATCAAGTTTATAGTATAAGTTGTAAACTTCCAACTGGATTAACATTAAATAGTGCTACAGGTGAGATAAGCGGAATTCCTACGGTTTTAACAACAGTATATGAATATACCGTGAGAGTTTCTGATATTATAGGAGATGCATACATAAAAATTAAATTAAGTGTTATTAAAACTGAATTAGCGCCTCCTGTTCGTAGTAATGCTTCATACGAAGATGCTATTACAAATCCAGCTATTCAAATGCGTCGTAAGGCAGAAATACTTCAACATAAACAAAATAGTAGCAAATTAACCAAACAACAATATTTAGCTCTTTTGGCAAAAGGAAATGGGCCTTATTCAAAACGTGTATGGGCAACACAAGGAGATGCATTTACCTCATCAAATATAAGTGGATTGCCTCAATCTGGTTCTACTATAGCATGTAATTCGCAAAATAGACTTATACACAAACCAACTAGTTCTAGTGACGTGCCCGGTCCCGTAGTTAATTTATTTTTAGATCCAAATGTTCAACCCAATGGGTATACTGCGCCAAACAGGAAAAGAGTGGACATTGGATTTAAATGGCCTTTCAGTAGTGGTAATTAAATTTATATTTTTTGTAAATATAGTATTATAACAGTAAATAAACATAAAACATCTTTATAATACTATATAAAACATAATGGGGCTATTAAAAAGTAGTTTTGTTTTTGGAGTTATTAATCTATTGAATTATATAAATTATTGTAGTGGCGCCATTCCCATAGTTGTTCTACACGGATTAGAAAGTTCAAGTGAAAAAATGTTACCATTATGCGAATGGTTAGGAGATACCTTTTCCAAAAAGGTAATTAATATAGAAATTGGTAATGGAGAGAAAACCAGTTTATATACACCATTACCAGACCAGCTAGATGAGTTATGTGATACAATTTATAAAACAAAAGAATTGGAAAATGGATTTGATTTTATTGGAATCTCTCAAGGTGGTCTACTTGCAAGGGGTTACGTTGAACAATGTAACGATTATTCAGTTCATAATTTAATTACATTAGTATCCCCTCATGGAGGTGCATTTATAAAACATAATTTAAATAACAATGTTATGTATAGTGATTTTTCTCAAAAACATTTATCTTTTGCTGGGTATTGGCGTAACCCAACACTATTAAATGTTTATCTTGATAAAAGTGTTTATCTCCCTTATATTAACAATGAAAAAGAACATTCACAAGGAGATAAATATAAAAATAATGTAAAAAATCTCTCTAACTTTGTAATGATATGGTCTCCTAATGACGAAGTTGTATACCCTGCTGAAAGTGGGAAATTTAGTTTTCTAGACAAAGATATGAATATAATTCCGATTGAAAAAACCGAATTATACAAAAAGGATACATTAGGATTAAAAATTTTGAATAATGAAGAGAGATTACATATATACGAAACCAATTGTTCGCACGTAGATCACCGTAATCCAGAATGTTTTAATCAATTATATGGTATTTTAAAATATTATATTTAATAGATATATTGTATCGCTGTTATTATAATAGTTTGACTTTTGGCACGCGTCTAGTGCCGTGTTTAAAATGCGGCGATGTTTTTGCTAATTTTAATGCTTTACTAGTGCGTTTACATCCATTTTCTAATATAGTATAATCAACCGCAGATGCTTTACCACCTGTAATTGAACTGGCTAACCGAGCATATCCCCAAGAATGTGCGGTTTGGTTTGGTCTAGACCCTGATGAAAAATACGCACCTTCGCCTTTATTTACTATTTTTTTAAGAGCGCTGATAGAACAACCCGTTTTTTTTGCTAATTCGGTAGAAGGTTTTATATTCTGTATTCCATAAGTTTTACGCGCCTTGATAATATGTTTTGAAGGTTTAGATTTAAATGACTTCACTCTCTTTCTAGTATAATATTTACCCTTCTTATATAATTTACGAGAGAGATTTAATTCTTTACTTGCTTTTACTTTATCTCTCTTATTAAGTGTTTTGGGAACGTAACGTTTTGGAACATTTGGCATTATTAATATAAAACTATATTTTTTATATTAAATTAATTACACCATTGACAATTTAAAACGCAGACCAATAAATAAATTATGGAATTAACAATGTATCAATACTATTATTAAATCTATCAATGCATTTTGAATAATTTAATGTTTCCATGCAATATTTTATTAAATCAAAATTTGATTCTTCTTTCCAAGCGGGATAATTATTACATACATTATTATATAAATATTTACCATATTGCTCATTATTTTCAAATAATATAACCGGTCTATATTTTTTGATGGTTTCTATTGCTCGTGAAAATATAAAAGGTTCAGAACCCTGTGCGTCACAATGAATAAAACCAATATTATCTAAATTCATACTATCAATAGTTACTAAATTTATATTCTCACCACCACTACCTAAACCAATTCCTCCAAAATTACATTTTAAATTATTCTCTTCTTTATATCTTTTAGATACTACACCACCGCCACCATCTAAATCAATATTGTTCATTTTTCCTTCTCCATTATAACAAAATACACCTGAGTTAAAGGGCATAATTTTATTTTGTAAATTATTTTGATTTATATTTTTAACCAATAAATTATACATATTAAGCTGAGGTTCATAAACATATACTTTATTTTCATTATTTAAAAATGATGAATAAACAATACTTGAAGTACCACAATGTCCTCCTATTTCTAAAATATTGCGGTTTGGATTAATATATGATTTTAACATATTTAAACTATTAATATCCCAATAAGAACCTCTTATAAAATCATTAATAATATATGTTTCATTTTTATATAATGTAATTAACCCATAAGATGTATTAAATGTTTCCATATTATATAAATATAATAAATATAATAAATAAATAATATATATTAAACGAAATAAAAATCGGAATTTTAAATGGTAAAATGTGTAAAACTATTTCTTAAAAAATTGAAATGCTATTGGTTTTATATTCTATCCTACAACCCCAAACAACAACTAACTAAACAAGATGTTTTCATCCCGAAGCAAATCCGTATCCGCGTCATCAGGCACTTCTACCATGAAGAAAAATCAAAGTGAAGTATTTTCAGAAGATTACCAAGAGCAACAACAACAACAAAAGAGGAAGACGGGAAAGAATAAAAAGGAATTTTGTAGTAGTAGTATTGTGAATGTGGTTTCCGATGAAAAGCAACTACAAAAAATGATGAAAGCACAAAAGCAAAAAGAGAAACAAGAGTTGAATTCGTATAGACGTAAGCGTGATATAGAAAAACGAATACGAAACATTCTAGTTTTACAGTCGCGAAGGGTAAAAGATGATCAACGTTTGGTTTCAGTAAAGGTATTTGACGATTATGAGGAACATGCAGGTACAAGTATTTGGAAACACAATTGTAATCGGCTAAACAGTGCTGATTGCAAGGATTGCTTTTACGGGTCAATGCCAATTTACAGCATTTGAATAAAGTATTAAAACTAAAAAATTATACAATGACTCTCATCTTTTCAACAATAAACATCCGTTTGTATTTTTTTTTACCGTCTATCGTATACCCATCAGATATACGCTTTGGTGTTAATTTAAAATTACAAGAGCGCAATACTTGTCTAAGTAGATTCAATAAAGGCCATTGTTGTTTTTTTTCAGCAGTATCTTGTAAGGAAGTCAAATAAGAAGATGAAAAAAGAGTTTTTAAATCAGGTATTTTTGTTTTTATATCCTTATATATTTCTAGGTTCATAAACATTTCGCGTGGTATTAACATTCCATTTAAATCATTCATAGATGAACACACAATATTTGCTTTATTTAATACATCAATTATTATTTTTTGTTTCTCATTTGTAATATTATCGGTTACTTTTTCTTCTTCCATTTAATTATATAATAAAAAATGATTATATAATTAATAATTGAACTTATGTTTATAGTGGTAAACTAAAATCTAAATTCCAAATTCAGGAATGGAGTAAACATTTTCAGAAGTCTTTAACCATTTCGCAATAATAGACGGATTTTGCTTATTTGATAGAATATCTTCTGGGTTATATACATTATTATTATCATCAATATAGTAATTAATACCCTTAATGTCTTTTACCCATACTTCAATCTTTGTATTTAATTTTGGTAAGGTAGATAAATTAACACTGATTACTCCATGCGGTGTCCCCTTAATATGTGTTCCACAAAATTGGTTTTGATCATTTCCTTCCTTTTCTTCCTCGTGTTTACGTCGTCTAGTACATCGTTCACCACTTGCTCTTTTTGCAATACATAAATCGTTTTGAGGAACAATATTTTTAATCCGTTTACGTTTTTTTAAATCATCCCCTTGAATTTTCATACTATTAGAATCGTATACAAATTTTAAAAAGTCACTTGTATGATCAGTATTTGAACCGTTTTTATCAACCAATGAAATATTCCGGGTTGTAATCCATTCCTTAATGCGTTCTTTAAATCCAATTTGAAATTGTTCAAGCTTTTTGTTAATTTGTTTCTCCATTTTTCTTAGTTAGTTATATAATGTATGTGAGTTAAGTTTAAATCTTTTCAATTTATTAATAAAATAATATTAATAAATACTATTTAAACATACAATTCAGTAATATTAATTAACTTTTATTTTTATTTTCTGACGGATCATCCTGAAAAATATTTTTTGATTTATATGGTAACAAAGCATTAAACAAAGCTAAAGCAATCATCCAAAACACATAATTCCCATACACTTCAAATTTAATGTCAAAAAAATCAAATATAACAATTGCTACAGGAACGGTAATAGTAATGAATAATATAGTATATAAAAAAAAGGCAAAGTATTCCATATATAATGTTTATATATATAAAAAATAGGTTATGAACAATAAGTTATTACTATAGATTAATTAAATCATAATATTATATTATAATGAAAAGTATTTGAAATTTTTATTTATAATAAAAATAATTTTATTTATTATAAATAAATAACAATTTTAAACAGAACCTTCTTATTGTCTTTTTGGTGCTCGTGCAAGACTTGAACTTGCGACCAACGCCGAAAAAGGGAGAACAAACTACAATCAGACCAAAAATTGTTCGGTCAATTAGGTGTAGTCCATTTACGCTGCTCTACCAACTGAGCTAACGAGCGAAAACAATAAATTGTTCTAAACCCACTTAATTTAATAAGCGGGCGAGGGGTGGAGTGTGGGATTTAAGTCAATGAATAAATATTGGGGGGTTTCAATAAAAGTGATAACCCAATATCAACAGACCTAAATATTAATTAGTCGATTTAGATAACCATTTATAAGCAGTTCATACATTAAAACACAAACAATAAATTAATTTGGGAGGGTTCATAAAAAGTGATAACCCAAATTAGACAGTTCGTGTAAGTATAAACAATTTACTATAAACGGAAGGAGTGAAAGGTCAATGAGTGAAATTGGGAGGGTTCATAAAAAGTGATAACCCAATATCGGCAGACCTTTCTGTTAGTTTGTTGTGCTTCTTCTACACTCTATATAGACCGTTGTCTTTAAGTGGTTTAATTGTATATATTAATATAGTATATTTATTTACACAATAAATTGAAATGTATTAAAGAAACTTTATTATTAATAACAACAGAGACCAATACAAAATGGCTTTTTCATACCAACGAACTCAATCAAGTTTTCAACATGATGAACGCCGACAACAAGATACAATGGACGAAGGAAGTGTTAATGAGAATTTCGTGTTTAAACTCTCATTAAAAGATTATATTTTGCGATTGCTTATTCTAGGATCATCCGAAAATAAATACGACCCCCGAAAGAAGGGGTTGTCGGCAGAAAATACGGAATACATTAAATCCCAAATCAGTTCAGGTCACGGTGAAGAAATCTGTAATATCGTCCGTGATGTTTATAAGGAAAATCGCGCACCTAAGCAAGATGCTACAATGATGGTTATTGGATTGCTTTGTCGCGCGGAAGATATTACTATTCGCAAGATGGGACTTCAACTGTTAGAGAATTTTAAAACAATCTCGCATTTGTATTCGTGGAAGAAATGTCATGCGTCAATTGAAAGTCACGCTACAGGACAAAAGAGTAAGGGTTTTGGACGAGCCGTCAAGCGCCAAATCAATGACTGGATTCTTTCATATAGTTGTAAGGCTGAAGACCTTGCTTATCAAATCACCAAGTATATGGCACGTGAAGGATGGTCATTAAAAAATATTCTTCAATGCACTCACGTGAAAACGGGGACTGGTGATAACCGAGTATTTGAAGAGAAGAAAGGTGTCAAAACTAAATCTAAGCGTAAGGTCAATAAGAACACTTCTCCTCCAACTGAACTTGATTTGGTATTGCGTTATGCCGTGAATGGATTTGAAGAAATGGACAAACTCGCAACACCGAGCTTACTTTCCACAAATGTTTATCAATACCTAGCTGATATTCATATTGCTATGCGAATGACATCTCAAGAAAAGGAAAGGTTGATTGATATTATTTATACACACAAACTCACGCGTGAACAGATCCCTACATGGGGCTTAGCTGATAAGGAAGTATTGGATGCTTTGCTAATGAATAGGAAGAAAACACGAGTATCTATGCCTCTTACTGCTCTGCTTCGCAATTTGGGAAATTTGTCTACGCACAATATTTTTAGGGATGAAACGACCCTTCAGCTAGTTACAAAACATTTGGTACATCCAGACACTATCAAATTTTCAAAGATTCATCCAGTTAGTGTTTTGACTGCTTGGTTCACCTATCGCAATGGTTCTGGAAATCGTGGTCATAATTCGTGGATGGTGGATCCAGACATTGTGAAGACATTGGAGGAAATGTTTTACCTCAGTTTCAAGAATGTTGAACCAACTGGCAAGCGCATTTGTTTCTTGATTGATTGTTCTGGATCTATGGGTTGCCAATCATTATGCGAAGGCGTCACTTGTGCTGATTCTGCTGCACTATTGTCAATGATTTTCGCACGAAGTGAAACTACTAGTGAAACTAGTCCTGATCATTCATTTTATCTATTCACTGCTAATGGTCGTCGTTGTTATGAACCTGGTGGAAAAACAGGATTAACTGATGTATCTGATGTTATTAATGCTGATGCTGATTTTAATACTGTACTGAAATCGTGCCAACGTAGTGATTGGGGAATGACTGATATTTCAATGGGGATTTTGGAAGCATTAAAATATAAGCGTAAGTATGATGCTTTTGTAGTAATCACGGATAATGATGTAAATAGTGGAATTAAACCAAGCGAAGCAATGAAACAGTATCGTGCTGGTATGAAGATGCCCAATACGAAGTTAGCAGTTGTTGCGACGCAAGGTGCGGATTATACCATTGCCGACCCCAAAGATCCGTTGATGATGGATATGGTTGGTTTTGATTCGCATGGTCCTAAGATTCTCCAAGATTTTATTCGCTCTTGAACATATAGAGATGAGGTGTAAAAGTATAAATTAATTAATAATTTTATAAATAATATTTTTTATTTATAAAACTATTATTGTATAATTAAATATAACTATAAAACTGACAATATAGTATGTTGATTATAATTTCTTATAATGAAATACCGATTGACATTTTTATAAATATAAAATAATGTATCATAATTATTATCCCTATTATATAACTCTATATCCTTAAAAGAAAGTTTACCTATGAAAACTGCTATACGCACTACACTAATACTATTCCTCTCATTTATTTTCGGAATACATCCAGAACTATACAAATAATATGATTTTGGTAAAGAAGGAATAATCGTTTCTCTATAAATATCAACCTTATCAATATTTTCTGTTTTTTTGGTTTTATAATAACATATAATAGGAGTTTCATAATTAACGCCATTTGTTTGAGTTATTTTAAGAAATTCAGGATTGTTTTTAAAAAAATCAGTTACATTAATATCCAAACTATAATTGTATACTTTATTTAAATTTATAACTTCATAAACAGAACACCATAAATAGTTATTTTTATCGGTTGTAATAATTGAATTATAATTATATTGGTCTTCATATTTAAGTATAATTACGTTTTTTTCATTAGTTTCATAGTAACCACCATAAGTTATATTTACAATTGGAAAAAAAGAAGATATATATTTTATTATATTGGTTTTTAATTTTCCTGTATTATTTGATCCCTTGTTTATAAATTCAACAAATGATAACGTAGTATCGTTCTTTTTATTTAATAAAAACAATAAAATCGGTATACCATTATGAAAGTATACTTGATATATACATATTTCAAATGGTTTTTTTGAATATATTTTTAAATTTATATTATTGTTTGGAACGTTTACCTTATAATTATCTACGTAAGTATTGCGGTCATTAGTAGTTGTAACTGGTAATGATGCTGAAATTTTACTTTCACTTGACATATCATGATCAAATAATTTGTTTAAATGTTTAAAAATGTTAGTTCTGGTATTATTTTTAAACATTGTAATATTTATGTTAATATAATTATAACTATACGTTTTTATTTGGTTTATGACGAATACTTTCCTTTGTGTTTATTTCGCGATTTTCAAGAATAAATTTAACAACATCATCTGTTGGAATATTGGGTGATGCTTCAAAATATTTATTTAAAGATTCAATTAAATAGTTTTTATTAATCGGCTTCTTTACATTAGATTGAGTATAAATAATTTTCCCATCATTTATATCAAAACAATCAATCTCATTGGATTTCATAGTTTCAACCAAATTTTTAGTGTAAGATGCCTTCTTTTTCTTACGATCCTTCAATTCTTTTTGAAGGACTTGTATTTCTTTATCTATCTGCAGCCAACCCTTAATATTTTGTGATAACCTTTCTTTATTTGAAGCCATTTCTACATATGTTATGAAGAGTTATTTATATTATTATAAAAAATATTATTATTACTATTTTTTATAATAATTATTATTATTTTTTATAATTACAACAAAATAATCATATCGTTAACATTATTGTTACTGTTTGCATTATTATAAATAAAAATACGGTTTACTAATTCTTTTTTTAATCCCGTAGTTTTCATACCTTTTTCTTTTAATAATTCTTTTAATTGAGAAACTGATTTTCGTTTAAACACATCTTCTTTTTCAACTGTCCAGATAATTGTTGTTATTGGTTTTTTCGTCACCTTATCCTTTTTATCCTTTATTACATATGTTGAATCAAAATGTTTTTTACAAAATATACCTTCTTTTGATTCAACTCCACCCTTACCACACAATGAACCTTTATTTTTCCCATTTTTTAATTTATATAAACACTTTGGCTCATCCATACATAAAGATTTCGGCGAATTAATACCATACCTTTTTTGAACACCTGGTAATTGTATATAAGGCAATAGTTTATCTGAAATAGTTCTACAATATGGACATTTTATACTTCTATTATAATTATTAGTTAATACAAATTCATTATATAGCGGCAAATAATTAAACTCATGGCTACATGGTAATTTAATAGAATTATAAGTCAATGGTGTGTGTGATATCATGCACATTTTTTTATTGTCTTCATTTGATTCTATCATACAATTATCATTATTTAATTCTTTAAAAAAATCAATATCATCCTCAATAACATAATTCATTATAAAAATTTATTATATATATAATTAGAATTATATCTTTATATATATTAATTATGAAAAAGAAAGAATGGGGAAATGCGGTTTGGTTATTATTTCATACATTAGCTATTAAATTAAAAGATGAACATGTAAACGAGTTACCTATATTGATATATCATATATCACAGATTTGTAGTAATTTACCCTGTCCCGATTGTCTACAACATGCCTCAAGTGTAATGAATAATGTAAATAAAAATTATATTTCACAATCAAAGGATAATTTAGTTACCTTTTTATGGGATTTTCATAATAACGTAAATAAGCGAATAAAAGGAAAATATTACCCAAAGGATAATTTGGATATATATCAATCAGCAAATACAAGAAATGTAATTATCAACTTTATTAATATATTTAGTGCAACAAGTAATAATGAAAAAATGGTAATGTATGGGTTTCATCGTTCACAGTATATTAAAACATTTAAGGTATATATAAAAAATAATATACATAAATATAATTTGTAAAACGTTTGAATTTGTAAAACGTTTGAATTTGTAAAACGTTTGAATTCATAATATTGTTTAATATTATGAATGGAAAAAATAGAAAATATTACTATAGATAAAAATGTATCTAATAAGGTTGATTATAATAACGATAATGTGATATTTTCAAATATGGATTTAGATATTAAAATAAATAATGATGATAATTGTAACATAGTAAAAAAAGGGTTTATAATTGATGGTTGTATAAACCGAAATGCCATATCAAGTATATTATTTATTATTCCAGCAATATATAGTTATTTAATAAGCTGGTTTATTATTTCAACTGGAAGTATTATATGTTTATTTACTAGTATCATAAATCATTACAATATGTCACAACATAAAATATATAGACCATTGGATATTATATGTGTTAATTCAATTGCAATATATTTTGTATTTTTTACTATTTTTACTGTCGGTATTTCATTTTATTCAAATATAATGTATTTTTTATGTTTTATAACAGTAGGCACTTATTTATACATTCTTATTAATCCATATTTATATAAAAAATATTATTGTTTGGTTCATATATTCGCTGTTACTGGTATTATATTTTGTATAAAGTCATATGATACTCATTTAAAAAGTCAAAGGGATAATAAAAATTACGAGAATAATAAAAGTGGTTGTCATGATAGTGGTAATGATAATGGTAATGATAGTGGTAATGACAAGGTCAAATTAGATTCACAATTACGCAATATTACTTGATATCAATTCGCCGTTTTTATAAACAGAACATTTGAATGTTTGTTTAGTCGGACGCGAACAAATAACATTATCACTTCTCAATTCGTCAAAAAATAGAAGAGAATCAAATCCTAAACCATGAAAAATAATATACCATAATGTTCCAAAAATAAATCCAACTAATGCACCCATTACAGAACCAGGATAAGTAGTACATTTATTTTGAACCTTGGTTAACATATCAACAACCAATAAGGACATTAAAAATGCTAACACAATATAATTCATTTGTTTATTGTATTTCATTGGAAGTGCCAAATAAGCAATGGTAAACGCAATAATCATACAACTTGGGTATGGACTATTAAATTGAGAAACAAGAGGTATATCAAATATACTACACGAAAATGCCTCATTTTCATCTCTCCCACTTCCTACAAGATTCATAAAAACAATATTAATAATTGAACATATGAGTAAACCAGATATATAAACAATACCCTTTAAATTTTGATTAAATAATGAACTCATAAACATGAAGAATACCAAAAGTGTTGGTGATATAAATGAAAAAAATTGTAGTACATTTGATAATGTTAATGAAATTGCCATATTATATATTAGGTATATAATAACATATAATATATTTTTATTCAAAAATCATTTTATAATTAAATTATTATGAATCAAAAACCAAAGGAATAACATCTTCTATTCTCTCAATATCAATAAATTTAATATCCTTTATTGATTCATTTTCTTCATTTTTTTGCATAAATTTTAAAAAATCCTGTTTATTTTCATTTGGATAAATAAATGTTTTTACTCCAGCACGAATTCCTCCTAAAATTTTAAGTTCCAATCCACCAATCGCAGTTACTCTTCCCTGTAAGCATATTTCACCCGTAATAGCAACTTCATTTTTTATTCTACGACCACTAAATATACTATATAGAACAATAGTAATTGCAGTTCCAGCAGATGGCCCGTCTTTTGGTGTTGCGCCTTCAGGAACATGTATGTGAATTCCTTGATTTTTATTTTCTTCTAATTTTTTTTGTAGTTCTACCGCTTCTTTTTCATTACCCTTTAAAAATAATGACCACGCTAAACTCTTTGCAACGGACATACTTTCTTTCATTACATCACCCTGCATTCCGGTTAATTTTAAATCTAAAAATGTATTACTTGGGTAATAAGTAACTTCTATTGGCAAGACGCCTCCATTTCCTAATGAGTTTGCCCATAGCCCGTTTATAACACCAATTATAGATTCCTTATGAACCATCGTTGGCTTCTGTTCTTTATGATCTTTCAAATAATTGTTTTTAATATCATCAACTGTTATCTGAATAGGTAATATTATATTTTCAGAAATATTATTTTTTAATATATCCAAATTAATCCCCCCCATTATTTCAAATATCAGTTCCTTGAATTTTCTAACACCAGGCTCACATGTATAATTTAATATAATATATTTTATGGTCTCATCGCTTATATCAATAACATCATTTAATCCCATTTTAGTGTAAATTTCCGGTAAAATGAATTGACGTGTTATGATAAGCTTATCTTCTAATGATAAATTATCAAATTTTACACGATGTATTCTATCAAGAAGAATGCGATCAATCATATCAACATCATTATATGAAAATATAAACAATGCTTTTGATAAATTCAAATTAATTCCATTAAAATATTTATCCTGAAAAGTATCATTTTGAGTTTGGTCAATTAAATGTGTTAATATCCCAATAATTTCTTTTCCATTTTCAGTTTTACTTATCTTGTCCAATTCATCTATAAATATAATAGGATTCATTATCTTAGTATCCATTAAAATATCCACAATTTTCCCCCAAGTTGATCCAACATAAGTATAGTTATGTCCATCAAATGTACTTGAATTTGTAGACCCACCCATTGCAATAAATGAAAATGGACGTGAAACACCATTATCATCTTTTAAACAATTTGCGATTCCTTTTTTTGCAAGTGATGTTTTTCCCACACCAGGTGGGCCTTCAAACCCAATAGAATAACCAGTTAAATCACCGTTTAACCATTGTCCAATAATTCGTTCTATTTGTGTTTTTGCCTTTTGATGACCATACACAGAATCTTCTAAGGTATCTCTTACCGTAACCATATATTTACTTATATTTGTTTTATTATCATCTATAATTCTCAACTGCTTCATCAATTCATTATGAATTAAAAATTCATGTTTTGAAATTGATGTTTCTATAAATGTATACATTTCATTTAACATATACGCATTATTTGTAATTATATGATACACATCATTAACAATACATTCTCTCAGTTGTTGTATTGATTTTCCAGACGATTTAGTTAATGTATAAGTATATTTATTTGTACTACATGTATTTATAGTGTCAGTATGAACCTTTATTAATTCCTTCAATTCTGAGTATAAATCATTAATTTTCACTTTTGAAATGGATTCTACATAATTTTTAAATTGCGTCTTTAAATAATTCTGAATATGGATTGTATACTCATTTTTCAAAATCGGATAATATTTATTTACTTCTAAACCAGTATAATTGTGTTTAAATGGAAAAAAAGAACTTGGACTACACTCCGAATTATTATAAAATTCTTTATTTAATCTCTCTATCAATGTTTTAAATATACTAATATTTGACGGCATCAATGAGAGAATTTCTTCTTCTTTAAAGATACCGAATGGAATTTTTAATAATCCTTCCAAATACTGCATTGCCTTTGAACCAGTGTCCTCCGACTTCATTTTAACTTCTTTAAGTTTAACCATAGCTTTCTCTTTAACAATATCATCGGTCTTCATCAAACATATTCGTTGTTCTAATGTCAAATGAGTATTTTCTAATTTTAATATTTTTTTAGGGTAATTTAATGTAAACTTCATAGCATCTTTAAAATATTTTTTTACATTATACGGAAGACTATCATAAATTAATGTTTGTTCATACGTATCTATAATTCCATTAATATCGTTTGATAACAAATCGTATAATAAATATGCCAAA